TGTTATTACCATAAACAGGACCGTTACCAACAATTCTTTTTGCTTTAAGATCAGGAACTTTAAATGTTCCCATGTACTGGTCTGGCCAGTATTTCCATATATTATTTCTATTGATGGAGGTGATTTGTCCAACATCTGCACTAATTCTTATATTGTAAGTTACAGTACCAATACCACTATTACCATTTGAAGAAGTAAAAGTAATTGTTGGAGGATTATTGACATCATAACCCCTACCAGGATTAAGTGTTTCGATACCTACAATTTGATTTTCAGCAACAATTATCTCACATGTTGCTTGAACAGGTGGAATATCCTCAAATAATTGATTTTCACCAGAGGGAGGAGCATCAATTAATCCAGTAATAGTTCCACTCCAACCTAGATCACTTGATATAACATCGATACCGTCACTAGCAATACCACCATAATCATTTCCTATCGCTTCATATAATGCAGGGTAATCTAAAATATTATACTCTGCACCATCACAATAGATAAAACCAGGATATTGATATTCAGGATTAATTTCAGGTTCTGCATCTCCAGTAACCTCATCATATTTTGTAGATCCACCACTGTTAGGAAGTAAAGATGGAACATATTGATGATCATATGAATCATCAGTAGATTTTAAAACTTGTACAATAGTTCCAATACTCTGACTATCTGCTTGTTTGTCAGTATAGTAATTTTCACGAGTATTTCTATACTTAGGATTAATTGCTACAGTCATTGTCTCTAATATTTAATTAAATATTCCATAATAATATAAGGACTAGTCACTTGATCTAATGCTGCCACTTGATCAATTTGAAGTGTTAATGTGGTTTGTAAATTATCTGGAGATAATAGGAAACCATTTGTCTTAATTTTATATGTATGAGTTCCAATATCTAATAAAATTTTATGGTTATGTATAGTTGGATCTCCAGTAGATTGAACTAATTCTTCAACATCAGATAACACATTATTGACTTGTGGATATGCTACACCTGATTTACTATCGCTATTCTGGTTAAGTGGTAAAACATCAGCAAGACTTACACCTTTCCAGTCCTCAGGAACTCCTGCTGCACCAGCAACGTATGTTGCAGGAACTGTACCTACCTCGTTGGGATCATCTCCAGAATCTTGTTGAGAACAAGTTCCAAATCCAAGACCAAAACTAATAAAGTTAGGTGGATTACCAGGATTGGTTATATTACTTAAATTAAAATCTGTATTTGCAGTTAACAAACAATAATATCTCATAGAATTTAATCCAGCAGCACCCCTTAAGTCATAGCAATAGTTTGACCAAACAACCTCAAATCCAAAACTAGATTCAACCGCGTCAGATGGATTTTTTGATGCAGCACCAGATGCAATTGCCCAACATGGTTGTTGATTAGTTCCCTTTGGATTTGATGCATTTTGATTATACCTTGTCTTATCTAACCACATTTCAATTGGAATAGTTGTGGCGTTATAGTAAGATCCAACACCTTGTGCTTGTGCTTGCGTAATTTCGTTTGTAGTTTTAATTCTCAATCTATTTGTTTGAGAAAAATGCATGTGTGCGTGTAATGCTTGACTATCTACCGCTTCACTGTCAGTAAATCCACCAGTTCCTTTAGACCATGCTGGTTTACCTTGAAGTGGAATTTCTTGCGATGGAACGGTGAAGTTTCCTGTATAACTCACGGGAATGACTGTGGTATTTCCCGTTGTAGTTCCAGCAATCGCAGACGATTCGATACCCATGCCAGAACGTCTTCTTTCTTGTCCTGACTGATCATTTTTAACAATATTAATATACAAACCAGCTGAACCACCAGTAGTTGGTTTTAAAAATTTAGAACCTAAATCAGGAACTACAAACTCATCTTCATCAACAGTATCAATAAACTGATCTGAAATATCTCTACGAGCAAACTTGGAAGCAACTCCAGTTCCTAAAATTTCTGCTAATTGTGGATATTCTTCTGCCTTGTATACTGTTCCATCACATTTTAAATATCCAGCAGGTAATTTCCTAATATTATCTTCATTATTAGGACTAGTGGAAGTAAGTTCTACTGGCCAACAGATAATTGTACCAACCCCAGATCCATACTTTGATTTTTCTCTTGATAGAAGTACTGGCATGTTAATACGCTTTGATTATAAATGTGCAAATGAGAGCTGGCATTGAAACCTCAGCAATAATATTTAGTGCATTATCAATATTATCTGGAGCAACTGTGCCTATAGAAATATCATTAACTGGAAATGTTGCTGGTGCTTGAAGAGATCCTTTTGATTGAACAATTTCAAAACTACCATGGTTGTGACCTAGGTAAGTTGAACTGTTAGGATCTAATTGAGAAGTAAGATTATTTGTCGTAGTTGGAAATGTGCCATGTCTAAAATTCAAAGTTTGATTGGTAAGTGTCACAGTATTGTTACATGGTTGTGACAATTCTAATTCATACACATAATTTGATATATCTGTGCCAGATTCACGTACTATTCTGGTAATTTGTGTACCTGGACGAAGAGGTCCTCCATAAACCCACATCAATGGAACAACAGAATCTAATTCATATGCAGCACCAAGGTCAGAACCTGCAGGTAAAGTAATCTTGTTTGCTCCAGTGGTAATTGTTACACCAGTGATTTGATGAGGTGTTGCGGTTTCTGGATCGTAGTTGACAATAGGACCAAAATAGTTTC